ATAACCTCCTCACAACCTCCTAAAAAGTAAAAGTCTTAACTTATTATTATAATAATAAGTTAAGACTTTTACTTTTTAGGAGGTTGTGAGGAGGTTATAAGGAGACTTGCTTAATGTTTATAAGGAGGTTTGCTTAATAATGTTTAAGGGTATGTATAGGTATAGGGGAATGGGTTATTCATACGGAAACGAAGGAGTTGCTATTTGTGCGGGGTGGGGGTTTCTAGTTAAAAGTTAGAATGTTGAACTTTTGAAAAAAGGGGGTTAGGGTATTTATAATCACGCGATATCTTTAAGTCAAGATAAGTTTTATCTATAACGGCATTTCTTTAAGTTTGTATATATCTATTATTTCTATACAAGCACTTAAAGATATGCGTATATAGTTATTTAGATATGGTTAATTATCAAAACGGAAAAATCTATATGATCATGACAGAAAACTCAAACGAGATTTATATCGGTTCAACAACGCAAACATTAATTAAACGATTGGAAGAACACGAATCGAGATTTAGGCGAGGTATACGATATTATTCGTCTCAAGAGATTTTAAAACAGGGCAATTATAAAATCGTATTGATTAAAAATTTCGCGTGCAATTCGTTGTTGGAATTGGAAACGGAAGAAACAAAATTTCAAAAGGATTTAGTTTGTGTTAATAATAGATTAGCAAGAATTACAGACGAAGAAAAAAAACAATATAAAAAACAATATCGCATCGATAATAAAGAGAGTATCAAGCAACAGAGAAAGCAATATCGAATTGATAATAAAGAGAAAATCAAACAAAATAGCATTGCTAATAGAGAGAGGGCGAAACAATATCGTATTGATAATAAAGAGAAACTAAAACAATATAAAATTAATAATAAAGAGAAAATCAAACAACAGAAAAAACAATATAATAAAAAATATTGGCAACGGAAAAAACAAGAAAGAGAAAATCTTAAAAAAGAAGCAGAAAAACAAAAACGGCGGATTATTTTCAAAATCAAAAAATAGATTAAAATAAATATATTTTTATTTTAAATTATTCAATTGTAGATCATGGTTCAATCTGCTCGCTTATCGTGGTATAGACGACTTAATAATAATATTAAGGAATTTCGCTATATATCTAATAGGAGGTTCTCTTATTAGATATATATGTATAGAGTTATGGATTGGGGGCGATTCGGTCTGTGGATTAGTAAGTGTATCTGTCAGTTTTTAAGATAAGCGACATAAGCGAATTCCAAGTCCCATCTCAAAAAGTATTTGCGTAGAGAGTAAATATAAGAATAAAATTTCTGGTTGGGCACGAAACTCGCTTTTGTCGCTCCTTCAAAAAAACCCTCTCGAAATCTTCTATTTATCAAAATCTTCAAATCCCCCCCTTCAATTTTCTAATTATCTTCTATCTAAATCTCCATTCTATCCCCTTCTAAATCTCCATTCTATCTTATTTATTATTTTATATTTAATAAAGGTATTTTCCCCTTATTAAAAATATTTAAGCCTGAGATACTACGGCAGATGACCCATTATAGTTAATCATAATTGCTTTTTTAGATACGAGGACGACCATCATTTCCTTGCCTACACCATCTTCGAGGTCGTAATGTACTTCAATAGTAGAAGAACCCTTAGACCAGTTAGCAGCTTTGGCAGTTAGGTCAAAAGCAAGGACACAGCGATCGGCGGCGAATTCTTCAAAACTTAAATCCATACCGTTCGAATAGTCCATTTTTTTATTTCCACAGCGAACAAGAGAGGCATACGCACGAGATAGACCGCGTTCGCTGGTGAGGTCAGTGAAGCGTTGGGCGGGATATCTGCGACCGTTTAGAGATACCTCACAAGAACGCCATGCGTTACCTGCCGCCGAATGATAGGTGTGTGCTGCTGCCGTTAGTTGTGTTTTCGCACTTGTCCGCTGAATCACATAGGCATAATCAACCTCTTCGGCGGTGGTTATCACGCGATAAGTACCAGTATTACCCGTTAAATTAGGGGATACATAAGCATTCCAAGAGTGAAACATAAAGGGAGATTGAACACCTCCGGAAATCGCCTGTTTGATAACAAGGTCAGCGGAAGGCTCTAATACGATACGAGGCATCCATAGCGATAGGCGTTTTACGAGCAATTTACAGTTATCCACTGATCCGTGTAATAGTTCAGTATCATTATTTTTATTAAATTCTAAGGATACTTCCTGATTTACTAGTAATTTATCAACAGAGGCAATTCCTACAAGTTCGTGTAGGGCAATGTAAGCACAGGCTAATTTTCCCGCTTGTGTGCGTTTAGCACGGGCGACATATCCAGGATTTCCAACAGCAGCAGATAAATCTCCGCTGTTTTTATGATATACATGGTTAGTAGCCATTACCGCATAATCCTGAGAGTATAGTTGAATATTACGGATAGCTGCTGCTAAATCGGGACGCTCTACTACTTCGACAACCTGCCCACCGACCCGCACTGTGATACGACTAAATAGGGAGGCGATGCCGTTTCTAATAGCGGACTCATTTAAACCAGTATTGGTATCATCTGCTTTTTTAATTTGAAACTCGCAAGAAATGTAGCACTCATGAAGGTTAGTGTAATCGGTGGTGTTTTTCGTCACGATGGTAAACACTTGACTGTTATCGGTAACTTCGTTATTTGTTCTTATTTCTATAAGCTCATATTCGTTAAAAAAACCCTGTAAGGATTTTGGGCTGGATTCAAGGTTTAATTCTACTGGGGTCATCATGCTCATTATTATATATTATATTAATATAAAAAAAATCTAAAAAATAAATAAATAATTAATATAAATAAACGTATATTAATTATTTACAATGACCACGTCCTAATTGTTTTAATCCTTTGCCTCGTTTGCGACCGAGTTGAACCAATCCACGACCGAATAGACTATCCAACCCCATATCCCGAACATCTTTTTTTAACTCCTTCTTAAGCCTTTTGCCTGTTTTATCTAATTCTTTACCTAATTCGGTTTGAGTTTCTCGTAATGCCTCCTGGGCGGATTTCTGGGCGAGGTCTTTCTGTTGGTCTAAAATATCCTGTATCTTTTGAGCTTGTGCCTTACTTACTCGTTTGCCCCTTGACTGAGCGGAGCGTGTTGCCCTACTTACTGCTTTTTTGCCTCGTTTTTGAATCGTCTCTTTAACATTCGCACCTGCTAATACCTCTTTAACTGCCTCCTCTGCTTCCTGCTCTGCGATTTTCGTTGCTCTTTTGCCGAATTTCTTTAATTCTTTTTTAATCTCGTCCTTGTTTTCTGCTATGTAATCTTTACCTGCTTCTTTTAATTTTTCACCTGTCTTTTTCAAGAACGCAATACCCCGCTCTTTCAGCACTGGTCCTGCTTTTTTAAATAACCCTGTAGCACCTTTTACAAGTGTTTTTAAAATTTTAGAAAAATCAATTCCGTCACCATCCTGATAATAACGCTCTTTTAATCCTAAACCGAATACAGGCACACGTTGGGGTTGTCCATACATCATTATATTATATATATATAGAATATAATTATGGTGTCAAATATTTAATAAACAAAATCCTAATGTAAAAAACGGAGGCTATCGAGATTATCTAATAAGATGCCCTGTAATTTGTAATCTATACTTTCTCCTCGTGCCGTTTTTTTTTATGGGCGATTTTCATCACTCCGCGGTCGTCTATCTGGGTTTCCTCGTCGTCGTCATCACTTAATAATTCGTCAATATCAACAATATCGCCGTTTGATTTGACGCTATTGATCAATTTCCGGACCCTCTCTAATTCACGCCGTTCACGTGCTTTTTTTTGAACTAAACGGCGTTGTCTAACCTGCTTAAAAAACGAGGGTATGTCAAGGACCTTAACGAGTATAATACAAGTCGCGACAAAGGAGCAGCCACTACTAATAGTATTTATCAATTCCATATCATACATAGAGTAATCCGTAAAAAAACTATTGGTAACCGTTCCGTTATTCATTATTATATATTATATATTGTATAAAAAAATATACGAATTAAATTAAACAAAATATAATATATTCGTTATAGGGGCGAGGCATATCATATAATATATCCATATACTCTTGATAGGTCATTTTTCTATTACCTATACATGAGTTAATAATAGCGAGGCAATACCAACCGCATTTATTCGATTCTATATGCTGGTTTTGTTCGCTCGAGGTGTAGCAATCTCCCTTATGTCTTTTAATATAATCTGATATATCAGGGGCGATGTCTGTAATCCCGAAAGGGTCATAGTAGAACATAGTCTTTTTTTTATATAGTAGACATACCCAATGAGTTCCGCCGTTTCGACTATCTATATCATCAAGATTAATCACGACGGATTGATTATTTTTTAAAGGTTTTAATTCGCGGAGCTGGTCCTTTGCTACACACTCTATAGATATATTTTTTTTTTTGCCGTATTCTATAATATCGTAATTAGAAAGTGGGCGGAATAAATCCTTTTCTTGTTTTTTAGTTATCATTTATATATAAACGGATAAATTAAAATATATCTATTATTATATAATGAATAACGGAAGAAAAGACTCGATACTATTACATATAAACGCTAATATTGAAAATAGCACGACCACGCATAATTTCACCCTACCTTTCTCAAATTTGAATTTAGCACACGACAGCCGTCGCCATTATATGGTGGCTCTTTTGTCCTACTCGCTCTACTACTCCTGGTATAATGTATCCGCTGAATTTACTAATAATATATTTAGATATAACAACGGGTCAACGGATCGAATAATAACGATTAACGATGGGCAGTATGGTGTGTCCGATTTAAACTCCTATATAAAATCCGCAATAACTTCATTAGGAGACGACCCTACTCAAATAACCATCGCAGGGAATTTTAACAGTTTAAAAGTGGATATTACGATATTGGGTTCTTATACGGTTACATTTGATGGTAGCACTGGGTTGGGGAAAATTCTGGGATTCGGTGAGGGGATAATAACAGCAGGTGTTAACGCATCCATATTCCAACCTAATATAACGAACTCGGTCGATGCCGTTCAAATCAAAACATCCTTAGTTCAGGCTGCCTCATCTCTTATTAATGATGTTCAAAGCACGGCTATTTATCAATTCGTGCCTAAATCTGGACCAGGTACGAACCTAAGCGGTGAGATTTCAAGCCCGATTTATGTGCCCATGTCCAATTTAGGAACTATCCATAGTGCGGGGTTTCAAATCTGCGATAACAACGGTAACCTATTAGACCTTAATAATGAGTCTGTGTCGCTGGTGTTCCATATTAAAGAGGTTTAAAATAAAATAACTATATAATATATGATCTATTATATCGTTGTTTATGGTGTGCGGTATGGATTCCGCTATTTCCTATATAGAGCCGTCGAGGACAACCTTCCAAACCGCTTAAAATGGGTCGCGGGGGCGGTTGCTGTGTGTATATAGGGGGGCGTTGAATTATTCCACTAAACGCCTTAATGTGGATAAGGGCGACCCCTATTTAAAATCAATCACTACGGATTTATGCTCGATGACTAAACAGGGTTTCGGTGGTCGTTTGCGGTTGCTCCTGTTTTTCTTGTAATAATCCCGTTGATATGCTTGTAATTTGTCGATGTTGTTTTTTCTGTAATCTTGATAGTATTTTTTCTTATCAAATATTTTTTTCTCCTTCGTCATTATTATAAAATAATATTTTATATTATAATAAGGAACATTTTAATTCGGTCTCTTTTTTAATGAGATACATATATCTTTCTCGGTCATCTGTTAATTCGCCGTATTCGCTTTCGATGACTAGATTGCCTAATTTCTTTTTTAAATAATAGACCTTCTTCTTCATAGGGTCATAGTGTGCTTTGTTGTAGTTTCTACTATACACGTGGCGGTGGTCGTTAAATTTAATCATTCCCATTATACTATATTAATATATAAAAATTATCTATAAGTGCTTTTAATTCTATATATTAAAATGTGTTTGGTGAGGATTTACAAATCCTATATATTAAAATGAACCCCATATAACTCGTCCCAGTTACGGCGGTATTTGTGCGCCTTGTCCGTTGCCGTGTTATCTATTAGCATAAATTGATATGGTCGGTCTAATACTGTATTATATAATTGCTTAAATTCTTGCGATGTCATATCACTAGCCAATTCATTTGCCAACATTTGTATCTCTCTATTGTTTTTATTATTGAAAAGAACGACATGACTCAGGTTGAGGCGCACAGGGCGCGGTGTGCGGAAGTACAACTGATTACACATTATTATAGAGGCGTTGGCGTGGCGACATCTACAGAAATACGAACTTATCTTTTTCTCCTCTGCTTTCGTTAGGTTGTTAAAATCATCTATAAATATTAAATTCCTGTAATCGCGGTTATAGCCTTCTTTAATATCTGGTAAATCATCAAGGCTGTCAGTCCATAATTCTATAATCTTATGTTTTAATTTATGTTGCTCTTCTATAGAATGTTCGATGTCTTCTAAATAATTTTTTAGATACGCCATTTTTGATTGAGTGTTGTGCCTACTAATAACATATATCTTATCGAAGACCAATTGCTTGATAATCATCTGCACAGCCATCGATGTTTTGCCAAGGCCACTAGACCCAATACATAACATACGGAAGGGGTGCTTTACTAATAAGGGATGAAGGCTTGTTTTTTGACTGTCGTTTTCATTATCGACGAGGTTGTCTATATTGTATATTTTCAAAATGTCGTTTTCCATTTCATCTTGTTTCTTTTTTCTTGATTTAACCATTTTAAATAATATTATATAATAAGAAAATAAAAATAAAATATTATGTTATTATATAATGAACGACTACCATAAATTAGAAGACCCCGATGTGTATAAGGCGAGGCGACTGGCTATAGAAATTGCCGATGCTACTGTTAAAAATCAAATGATAATGCGGGAGCATTCTCGTTATAAACTGCTACGAGAGGAGGTGGAGCGTCAAAATATTAAGGAACGTGCCTTACAACAATTAAGCGAACAACGGAATATTAGACCTAACGAGAAAGCGATATTCGAAAGGGTTTTAGTCAATGCGAATCGTCAACCTGAATTAAATGGGGTTAGTCGTACCCCCCTTCCTACTCCACCGCCACCTATGAGCGACCAGGGCGAGGAAGATGAGGAGAAAGAAGGAGAGGACGAGGACGAGGAC